TGGAGGTGGTGGCTGAACAGGTTGTGTCCACTTATTAGTTGGCATCTATCTTAACCCACATAAATTCCAGTGGGCACTTTTAGGGCGACCTCTGTAATATTATTCTGAAGCTTGGCGTCTTGTTCTGCTAACGAAGCATAAACCATTTGATCAAGTACTTCTTTTAATTCATCCCTAAGCGATGCTTGTTCTTCTTTAGCCTCGGAGACAAGTGCCGGACCATTCAGGGTTACATCGTTTCCAGGAATTGGGATCGAGGCTAGTTTGGATCGAACTTGCCCAAGGGTTTCCTTGGATAAAGACAGAGCAAAGCGGCGGATCCACTGCTTCCCAATACTGTTAATGTTCTTATAGGGAACATTAGGAAAAGGAAGCGTATTCATGTTGTTGACGCCCTCGGCACCATACTTACGATCAGGATCTTCATCAAATGGCTCTTCCGAGACCTTGAAGTCTACCCAGAACTTGTAGGTGCCACTAAAACGAGGCATAGGGTAAATTCTTATTTTATTATTAATAAGCTTGAAAGACCAGTGAGAAGCACGAACATGAAGATCCTCCTCAAAAGCATAAGCCTGAAGGATGTTTTGCCAGGCGGGAACCATCTGAAAGTTGCTATCGTCGGCATACATTCCGTAAGTAGAGAGGTTTCCGACTGCGCCAATGGCATACCCTCCATAAAAGTTCCACATTGCCTGAGGTGTTTTATAATAAACTTTCTGGACTGTGATTGTTTTCTTTCCCACCTTTGCGTGGAAAGGAGAAGTGGGCTCCAAGGAAGCAGTATAGATGATAGCCTGGAGATCATAGTCTTGGACATTCTGTACAGCAGAAAAGGAAGCCGAATAGATTGTCTGGTTTCCGGCTAGACCTGCACGACCAGCCACACCCTGACCAACATGGTTAATATAATCAAGCTGGAAGCGAGGGTAGTTAAGATTAGGAGTGGAGCCTGTGCCCCCTGCATAGGTAGCCAACTCACCGTCTTCATCAAATGAACCGGTAGAATTACCCAAGAGAGTAGATAATACATTCTTAGCCTGATGTGTGTTTATAAGGTAAGAATATTCTAGACACGCCTCTTCATAAGCATTATAAACCGTTGAAGGCATAATTTCTAGATCTAGTACATTCCCCCCCAACTTATTGTAGGTATAAGAGACCTGATCGGCTGCGCCGCTATAGAAAGCGTCTGTTGTATAAATATTGTATGCAAGTGCAGAGGATACATCCCCCGGAGAGCCGGTAGCAGGCAATACAACAGCACTTACGGTACTTAACGGTTGGAGATTAGTTGGCATAAGTAAATCCTCGCTATTGTATAAGTAGTTTTTTAGTTTCGGAAAGCTTAAATCTTAAAAAAGAAAACCTCGCCACTAGGACGAGGTAATCTCAAATAATATTCAGAATATTATTTATGATGCCATGCTATTTATCGACATTGGTGACTAGGTCACGAACGACAACGATACCGTACATGTCAGGACGAACCATCTTCTTGGCATAGCGAGTCATCACGCCCTTGCGAGGCACGAAGTCTTCAGGACCAAAGATGGTAGGTGTGACTTGTAGTGGCACATATGGGGCATACACATAGCCGCTTTCTAGGAAGCTGCTACCACGACGACCGACGAGTATAACACTGCGTGGGAAGTATGGATCTACATGAATGTCCATCTTGCGACTCAAGGAACCGACCTGCTGAGCACCCCAGCTACCAGCGTTTTCAGCGTCAACAGCGGTGTTGGCACGGAAACCTGCGGTAAATTCTAGGATAGAAGCAACTTCAGGGCCACAAACTACGAAGTTTGCGCCGCCACGAAGCGTCTTACGGTGAATACGAGCACTCACATCATTGATTGTCTCAAGAAGAGTTTCGTACCACTCGGACACTGTGCCGGTGAAGTCTGGGTAACCCATATCGATTGTGCCGGGATCGACAGCAGCACCTGATTCACGATCTAGGAACTTACCAGGCATACGGGACCAGTACAATGTAGCACCAGTAGCACCTTCGGTGAGGTCCTTGAGGATCTCTTGATCGATTTCTAGAGCGATCTGCTCAGAAAGGATGCTCGTAAGCTCAACTTCAGCGTCGAGGTTATGATAAGCATTCAAATCTTGAGCTAGTTCTGGGGACCACTTAGCCTTAAGCTTGCGGGTCATAGCTGTGACAGCTACGGAATCGACTTTGATATCGATTTCTTTCAAAGTTGTCAAAGCTTCTAGGGGCCAGAGTTCGGAACCACTTACAGCACCTACAGAACCTAGAGCAGCTACGAAGTTATCAGCGTAGTTGTATGTTGGGCTCGTTTGACCATTCTTTACTGCGTTACCATTTTTTAGGTACAAAATGAAGGACAAGTCACCATTAGGCATGAACTGAGTCAAGCGGCGGACCAACACACCGCTAGCAGGTGTATTGTCGATATCGATAGCGATAAGGTTGTCCTTATTAAGGTTAGGGAACACTTCTTCAACTTGACCAGCAGCGGTACCAGCAGGAACGACATATTCACGCACAGTGTTGGCAGCGTCAGCAGCCAAAGCAGCAATAATATCAGGATCAGCCTGAAGGCGTGCAACCTGTGCCGCAGTCAAACCAGCGAAAGCTGTATGCGTGGTGAAAATAGCACCACCATCCAAGTCACCGGTGGCAAGGTTGGCGCTAGCCGTTGCCATACCGAAACCGTTGTTAAGAGAGTAGAAACTTCTTTCTGGCAATTCAGCAGGACCAGTAGCGGTGGTGGTATTACCAAGATCTACACCGCCAGTCAATTGTGAACCGACGACATTACCGCCGTAGATGGATTTGTCTGCGACAGCACCATCAGCAGCCATTGCGCTGTCGTAGGTGAAATCCATGAAGAAAATGAGACCTGAAGGTAGGCTCATTGGTTGAACGGACACAAGGTCCTGTGCCAAAAGGTTGCCGAATACACGACGAACGATTGGGAATGCAACTGCGGAGAAGCCTGCGACATCACCAGCAGCCATTGTGCTGGATTCTTTGAGTAGTTGGGCAGCTTGGTTTTCTAGTAGACGAGCCATGTTGCTCGCACCGACTTCTTCAAGTCCTTCTAGTAGACCAGTCTTTTCCCACTTGCTCATGAGAGCTTCCCCTTCATTGGCCAAGGAACGAGCCTTGATGCCTTCTGTGAGGGTATCTAATACTGACATTTTTTATATCTCCTTAAAAGTTTTAATCAGTGTTTGTTTATTTTCTCAAACCTGCGATAGTTGCCCAGCGAGCTTTCACTGGATTGTTGTCAGCAGTGTTTCGATCTTGTTTTCGATTTCCACTAAGAATAACAGAAGATGATCTTGTTACAACTTCAGACAATGATTTTGGAGCGTCTTTAGTGACATTCGCCATTGTCTTTTGAAGAGTTTCAAAGACTAACTTTGCTTCTTCTACCGACTGTGCCTTTTCAACCATCTCAGCAATTTTGTTCTTTTGCTGCTCATTCAAGGAGGGGTCTTGTAAGACACGGTTCGCATATAATAGCCTTGCATTTTGCAAGTTTATTTCTTCTAATGTGTTTTTAGCCATCGTAAGAGTCTTTACCAACTCGTCGTTCTTTTCTGCGAGAGTTTCTAAAGCCTTCTTAGCTTGCTTAAGTTCTTCAATATCTTCTTTATCCATGCCATCGACATGCTCAGGAGCCATAGCCATGGCTTCCTCTTCGTCAATCTCTAGCTGGTCTTGGGTCAATGCCTCAGCAGCCTGCTTTACAGCAGCGTCTGGAATATCAACGGCGAGAATCTCTTTAAACAAATCTACCAACTCGCCCTCATCAATATTAATCTCTTCGTCATCACGATTAGCTGGGATGTCGGATCCAATATCAATATCCATATCTGCTTCAAGGTTGTCCATGACTTCCTCACGGCTGACCGTGTCGCTACTTGATACTTCTCCCAGTTCTTTCTCTGCCTCAAAGGTCTTGCCTAAATTCTTAAGGTCGATGGTAACAATCTCATCGTCTTCGGCTAAATGGGCAGCAGGAGCTTGGTCAACGACCTCCTGAGTCTCATCGGAGACTTCTGGCTCTCCCAGAACAGGGTCCTCTTCCTCTAGTAGTTGAGTTACGGCTGTGCGGACTTCGTCGGAGTACTTCTCGACAACGGCGTGTTCAGCATTTTTGATAGCAGCCTCTCGGAGCGTCTTTGCATCTACGATAGCCTGCTCTAGCATATTGGACATATGTCAATCCCCTTTTTCTGATGAAAATACATCACCAATAAATAGTTGATCAAATATGTAAACGCCGAGATTTGTTTGATTGTCCCTCTAGTTCCAGAACATGTTTGTAAAATTGATGGTTATCCACTTGGTGCCGTCCCACAACAGAGTAGCGCCGCCACGGGGCAACGCTTCCCAACCAAAGCCGAAATCAGAACCCGATAATAGAAGCTGGCCGTTGACATTGCCACCCCCGCTGTCTATATTAGATGAAGGTCCGATTTGGAAAGCGTTAGAAAGTGGTCCCGAGGCACCAGCATTGATTTTGCCATAAACGACCTTTTGTTGACCGACAAAGGTGCCGTTAGGTATAGTAAAGTTATACAATGCGTTGTTTGCTAATCCCGTCGTATCTATAATAGAAACGCCGTCCGTAACGGAGAGTGCTCCGGCGCTGGTGAGGGTCTCTATTGCGGTTGAGCCAAAGGCTCCCGAAAAAGCTGCGCTGCCGCTCACAGACAGGGTTTGAAGTGGCGTGCCTGTTCCTATGCCAACTTTTCCTGAACCTGTTACAAACAAGATGGGGTCGGGATGGGCTACATCTGGGTGGTCTACCTTAAAAAGAGGTCCTGCATCAGAGGAAGATACATGTAGCATTGCGGTGGGGGCAAAGTTTCCGCCCACGCCGAACTGACCGTCGGCATCCAACTGAGCCTTAATCTGGCTTCCAATACGAAATGTAATAGGGACGCCGCTAGCAGCATTAATATCCGTCTGTCCGTTTGATCGGTGTAGTAGGGAAAAATTGGTGGCAGTCGCATTGTCCACATGAGCAAACAGTGCCCTATCGTTCATGCTGCCAGGTGGGCCTCCCGTGCCAAGTCCGATATGTGCTCGCCCGATGATAGCAGAATTATCTGTATCCGGAGAGACTGAAATACCTGTTCCGTCAAAAGTGAAGTTAGCAGAACCAGCGAATGATCCAGCGTTGTTATATTGTACTTGGGTGTTCGAGCCGCCGGGTGAGGTGCCACCGCCGCCGCCGGGCGTAATAGATGATCCATTTAGTTTCAAAGTACCATCGATTTCCACCGACCCAGTCATCTGATGAACATCTGACACCGCAGAGCCAACCTTGGTGGGTCCAGGAACATTATTTGGTGAAGGTGTGAAACCGCTGCCGCCGCCGTATCCGCCCATTATTGTTTTCTCCTATGATACTGGTAAATAAAATACTAACTCAAGCGTCACTAATCACTAATACCAGGCCAGTTGGCAATATTCATATCCGGCACTAAATTGGTAGCAATCCCAGTTAGTTCAGCGAAAAGCTCATAATCCACTGCCGCACCAGTTGCTTCTAAAAATATAGAACGAGTGCGGACATTCAAAGTAACGGAAGAATTCTGAGTATCCAATGTTATGCAGTGCGTAGATGCTGCACCTGTACCCACCGAAGCGAAGCGCACAAGTAGAGGATCGCTGTCGGCATCTTTGTTAATTATAGTAATTGACCGTGGAAGAGCAGGAAATGTAAGTTGAACCTCTGCGCCGGCACCAACCTGACTAGAAGTAAGGTAAGGAGTTCCAGCAACCTGATATGCTCCCACGCTTCCAAGCCCTGGGGACTTACCATAATATCCATTAAAGTATTTTGTACCGTCGGGTGAATATCCCATTATCGACTCCTCCTTTTCACTCTATCTCTAGGTGTAAATAGTTCTTCTCTTCTTCTATTCACTTTTCTAATTAATCTTTTCTTTTCCTGTTTTTTCTCAGTAGCCTTCACAGAGGGCTTAGAAAAATACCTTCTGTCTCGCTGCTCTTCGATGATGCCTTCCCGCTTTACCTTCTTAGTAAAACGACGGACCATCTTCTCTGCATCACCATTACACTCTTCAGCATGAACAGCAACACAAGTTTCCAAGGGACGAGTATTGTTTCTTGATTTATTTCTAAAATTGTTTCTGTTTCTCATTATTTTACTTTCTTATTGCAGTTGCAACACTGGACCAGTTGCCGAAGCCTGGTATGTTAGATATATCTACGCCGGAATCACCGGTACGAACGCCCTCAAGAGCATTTCCGCCTCTCGCCTCCTGTAGTGGGGCAGTGCCCTCGAAAAGTTCCGGATTAGGAAAAGTCTTCTTTAGGTCGTCATAAGATTGTGACGCTATTTCATCGAGGACTTTTCTTCGGGAAGAGTTCTGGGCGGGCGTGTGTTGGGGCGCAGTTGGCTGCGCTGTGAGGGCACCACCAGTGCCTAGACCCTGAACTACTTCTTTTATAATCCCGGATAGGGCTCCCTCTTCGAAGATGATTTCTCTTACGCACTCTTTGATTATGTTTTTCAGTTCTGATTTCTTCATCTTTTCTCTTTTCTTTAGTTACCCAAAACATCGTTAAGGGCTCTATTGATCCTATCAGCCTTTGTGAGATATGTTTTGATTTTATTTTCAGCAACGAGAAATGCGCCGTCAGTGCTGGGTTCAGAAACCAAATCAAAACATAGCAATTGGAAGTCGTCCTCTACCATAGTAGCGCCATTCTCTTGCCTGGTTGACCCTAGTCCACGACTAGATATTCCTAGCTGAACTCCGCCTTCCACTAACTGTCTCGCTATCTGTCCGGCGGGGGTGCCGAGGATTTTCATCTTGCCCATTACATCGTCACCCTTCCACCACACTTCAGTGATTACATGACTGGCGTTCTTAAGCTCCACAACAGAAGTGTCGGGGTGATCTAGTTCGCCAATAGCACGCCCTTCTTTTACAAGCTTCGAGTAGTTTTTTATTTCTCGTTCCAGAATTGGGCGAGGATAAATACGACCATTACCATTCTTAGCTTCGGCGCATTGGATTTTACCTGCCACAATAAGGTGAGTGCCGCTGCGATTACCTTCACGCTCTTCTTCTGTGAGAAGTTCATCACTGTAATCGAGGTTCATAAATTCTTGTAGTACATATTTTTTATTCATTATTATCTCCTTTGAGTGCGGGCGTTACCCGCACGGTACAACTACCACGACAGCAGTTTGTTACGGGGCGTAACATCCACTTTTGCGTCCAAGTTCCCTTTCGTTCTGTGTTCAAACCGAATACCTCCATCTGAAAAGGTCATACATAACATATAGGATGTAGCCGATGAAAGCGACCCTAAAAGTAATGCATTTACTAAACTTACATCAAAGGTAAATAGTTCTGTAAAAGGGTTTAGGATCAGAAGAAGCACACCAACCCAGAAGCCAACACACATCGGGCAGTGGAAAAAGTGGTGCTTGGGCCGGACTTTATCAAAAATTGTAGCAAAAACCAAAATCTGTGTCAAGCCATATGAACACATTATAAAGGATATCAAGGTCCTACTTTCTGTTAGTACAAATAACCGTAACCAGCGAAGGCGTAAGTTGGGTCGCCCTGCTGGTAAGCTTCGGGAGTGTCCTCGTATGGTTCTATTTCCCCATATTCGGTAGAGTCCTTCGCAGAGGGCTGTGTAAATCTATCTTCAATATTCTTATCATACTCATCAGCCACAACCTCGGCGTCGGCGGTCTTGCTAATATAATCCTGAATAATATAAAGAACTGTCTCCAGAGAATTTACATCACTCTCTACAGGATAAGAAGACTCGACCACACCAAAAACAGCAGTTCCCTCAGGGCTTGCTGCTGGGGTGACACCCCCCTTGAACAAGTGATACATCAAATCCCTCTGGTACTCAAAAACATCCCTATCAGTCTCGGGTTTGGACAGCGTCGCAATTTTCCCTTCTTGGGGATTAATTACAATATCCATATACTTGTGATCATTGATAAGCAAGTTTCCATCAAGAGTTTTACTTATCTGTAAGGAAACAGTCTCTTGTGTGGGTTTAACATTGTTTTGTAAGCTTATCTTAATTGTCATTGGACTGATACTCTTCTACTAGTTGTTGAAGTTTTAGAATTTTAAGTACTTGTTCCTCTGTGAGCTTCGAGACATCTAATGCCTCCATCTCTTTGAGGATTTGATTAGTACTATTGATCATCTCTTCATCTTCTTTTATTTCGTCCATTTCTAAAGATTTGGCGATTGCCTCGTGAAGTCTCTTTAATTCTTCTGCAACATAGAGTCGAAAGTCTACTGCCGAGTCTCCGAAAGAAACGATGTACTTGCCCAAAAGCTGTTTCTGCTCCTGTAAAAGGTCGGAATAGGATTGATTAAAGCGTTCCGTAAAAGTCCTCACAACCAAGCCATCAACAGGCTCCATAACCTCTTTCTGTTCGGTCGTAGACATAAGACCTTCAACAAGTTTATTCTCCATCAAGACCCGACTCTTTAGCGAAGCCTTCTCGCCGAATATCTGGGCGATAGTGGCAAAGGATTTGTAGTTAGGGACAAAATTATTATAAACGCCCTTACCCAAGGTTGTGTTGATCTTTTTAATAACCTGTGATTGTTCGTGGAATATTTCGCCCTGGCTTATCTTAGAGTAGGAATCTTTTGCCAATTGAATTAGTTTTTCAGCCGATGGTCTATCAAGGTCCTGATTTTCTGCCAAAGCACTGTAGCACTCTACCTCTTGGCTTAGTGGCTGACCTTTGTGGAAATGCTCAGAAAGTATTTTCTTTACACCTCTAGTTCTGTCGGTCTGCTGGGAGACAACTGACTTTGTCAACTCTCGTAAGAGAGCTTCAAATAAAAACGCTGTGTTTCTTTTTTTATTATGCTTGACCTTCATCTTTGTTTCCCAATTGTTCTATGAGTTTGTTTATTTCAAACTGAGTACTGAACAGTAACTTTTCTTCTTTATCTAGGTTCTCGGTTGCAATGCCGTTCTGAAGTCTTCCCATTTGCTTCATGCCAGCGAAGATATCATCCCCTTTATATAGGGTTCTTTTTGTCCGAGAAGCAGCTTCCTTGTTATATTGACCGTTCATGCTTCTCAATCTTGGTCCGGATGTGCTTCTTTTGTCGTCTCTTTGGGCTGGTTCGGGCTCTGCTAGAAGAGGACCATCAGATGCGTCATCGTCGCCAGGAATGTCGCCGCCGGCATCGCCGCCGAGGTCGAGACTGCCTGAGTCGTCATCTCCAAGTCCTAAGTCGCCACCCATGTCCCCAGATTCTGGTACCGTTCCAGCCTCCTCTAGGGCTGCACCAAGCTTGGCGTCGCCGTAAAGCTCAATTTGGATCCTATCAATGTCTTCGTTTGCAATCTTGAAGATGTTCTTATATACCCAGTTACGAGAGAAGAAGCCTTCTGTGGCTGAGCCTGCAATATCAAACTTAGTACGCAAGTGCTCAAGCTCTTGAAGTTCGGCAATCTTAGAAGGGTTATTCAGACTGAGCTTAAAAGATGTAAGATCAGCATCTCGGAATCCCAAAGTATAAAGATGGATGATACACATCTTTTCTATCTCAGCTATGACAACTCTTTGAAGTCGCTGGATTGTCCTGGAGAATCTCACATCCTTCTGTGATAGTGTAGTCTTGTCCTCTACAGTATCTGCCTGTGCTAAATAAGCTTTTGGTACCTTGAGTGCCGAGAATAATTTATCACGAAGATAGTTGACATCATCGATGTCTCCCGTAAATTGACCGCCAGCCAAAGTTTCGATACGAGTATTGCTGGTGTTTCCACGAATAGGAATATAATAATCCTCGTCTACACTCATTGCATTATAGCGAAGGTCAACCTGACCAGTCTGTTCATCCACCACCTGGTTTCTTTTCATTTGTGTTTTTACTTGTTCGATGTACTGTTCTACATCTTCGGGAGAAATGTTTCCCACATCAATATAAAAAACACGACGCTCAGGAGAGCGAACAATACGGTATGCCATCATGGCATCTTCAAGCAAGGTAAGCTGCCGCCATATTCTACGGGAGGGCTCAAGGACAGAAGTCCCGTAGGGGACATACCGATCATTCCCGATAACTCGGAAATGAGAAACCTGCCAGTTCTCAAAACTGACACCTTTGTTACCCTCGGCCCCTTGCCAAAAGTATTGAATATAATTGGGGTTAGTGGGGTCGGTTCCCTCAATCCGTTCCATAGATCTTACAGGAAGCGGAATAGCGTTAGTAATGCCCAAGGTGTCATCAATATCTAAATAAAGATAATAATCCCCATATTTGCACATACTTCGTGACCAACCAAATAAATTTGACTCAACATTGAGAACTGTGAACAACAGAGTATTAAGAATTTCTGTAATCTCACGGTTATGACAGTCAATACTGACTATAGGATTAAAAGCTGTTGAGGTGGTAATTTCGTCAGCATAGATGTCCAAAGCGGAAGCTATTTCTGGCATGTATTCCATTTGATCAAAATCAGTATATCTAACCTGCTTATTGCGGGCATACAGAACTCCATTGCTCAACTGACCAAAGGGGTTGTAATACTCTTTCTTCTTAAACTCTTTCCCGGTTCCGCTTGTAAATGTATACTTCTGAACATCTCTTCTGGTACCTCGAATAACAGCGGGTCTATCATAATTTACGATAGGACCACTAAAAAGCCGGGTAAGCCGGCGGAAGAGAGGAGAAGCATCGTTTCTAGGATTATTATTGTTTGAATTATTGTCTGCCATTTTTTATCCTTTGATTATCCAGTCTAGATCGTGTAGTCTTCCGTCAGCGCCTCGGAATTTACCTGAAGGTGGTTTGTATCCATGTTGACCTTCAATCTTAGTGTTCATTTTTGTTCCGCCAATAGAAATACTATCTAAAAGAGCTTTCTTGAAATTTTCCTCACGCCGGTTGGCGGTCAATGCAGTTCCTCTTACCCAGCAACCAATACATGCAGCGATAACTAGGTCATCATTATAACTACGCATCGCCTGCGGTCTACCGTTATGCCAAACAAAGGTCTTAATCTCGTTAGCAAAACGAATAGAATTAATAGTAATTAGTTTATTTCTCACGAATTCCTCAAATTTGGCTATAACAAGCGGTCTTGTTTTCATCGACATTGTAAACCCTGCCACTCCGCCTAAAGCTTGTGCCGTGACTTCATCTACATATTCGTGAGTAGATTTTACACTATAATATAAATTTTTATAGTCTAAATCCTGCAATCGAGTCAGGACGCCGATACCTAGCGAATTATTCTCAATGATTAGCAGAGCATCATTATACTCAGAAGCTATGGAATGAAGCAATGGAGCAAACATGTCTGGCGTGATTTTGCCCTGATACTCTGCTACTTGCTCCATGGTAGCCACATCGAAGACATGAGCCACACTAAAATCTGAGCCGTCTCCTCTCGCCACATCGGCTACTAGGATATACTGACCGTTTATATCCGGCTCTTTCCAAATCCAATAATTGCGATCAAAACCTGTCTTATGAACGGGGTCCGAAACTGCGGAAAGGATTCTTCCTAAATCGTCCCCATGCACGACAGTCTCACCAGAAGCATTGAAATTACACTCAAGCTCTTGGGCGATTTCCCTCTTAGACATATTCCGGGTTTCTTTTTGGAACCACTCTTGGTCCCTATCCGGATGAACCTCCCATGGTAGCTTAATTGTATGGAAGTCGTTTTTCTTTTCTTCAGCTTCAGTATAAGTCTTGTGGAACCAGTTACCAACACCGTTAGGTGTTGAGAGAGCGATACACCTACCACCAGTTGACAAGGTAGGATAAAGTCCCGCCCACAGTTCTTCCATGCCATCTACAAAGGCAGCTTCATCCACCACGAGCAGAGAGAGTGCCTCAGAACGACCAGCGTCGCCGGAAGTCGAAGAAGCCTTAACTTGGGAACCATTACTAAGTTCAAAAGATGTTCTGTTATCAATCGAAATACTAGCTATCTTCAACCAATCCGGAAGATGCTTATGAATAGCCTTGGTCTTCTTGACCATATTGGTAGCCGTGCCGAGTTTGGTTGCAACAACTAAGACATTCTTATCTCGATGAAACAACATCATCCAACATACATAAGCCGCCACAGTAGTGGAAATGCCTAGCTGCCTAGCTTTTAAAATAACGCTAAAGCGGTTCTTTTTGAAGTCTGTCAGTGCTTCTTCCTGAAACTTGTACATCTCAAAAGGGATCAACCCCTTCATCGGGTGAGAAATCTTAGCGTACTTGTTACAGAAATAAGCAGGGTCTTTGCCGCAGCGGACAATCTCCGCCATCACTTCCTGCTTGTTAGATGGCATTATGCCTCCGGAGTATCAGGATTCTTTTTGGAGGTATCGTTTGGTGGGCGTTTGTCTGTGGAAAGCTCTAAAAAGTCTTTAAACCTCTTCTCAAATGGCGAGGCTGCGGAATTTTCACTACTCTTCTTAACACCATCTGTACTCTCAGAGAGACCACCAATGCGATAGATCTTATTTGCTTGAACCCAAGTATGGTAACGAGAGGTAGTCTGAACAATCATCTGTGCATCTGCTTCCGAGGTCAAGGTCACAGGCTGCTTCTTGATTACCTTATATTCTTTCTTCAAGAATTTTACGATATCAGCGAACTTACGCTCGATCTCGTTTTCAAATTGATTTCGTGGGTGAACCTCATTTAGGTGCATTTCCGCCTGATAAGATACAATCATCTGGTCTGCTGCGAAGCGCACACGAAAGCCGTCGATTAGTCGGCTGTCCAGGATGGGGTGACCCTCTTCACGGTTTAATCCAATTCCCTCCAACACACCATCATCATATGAATTAGCGGCGATTTGGTTCAAACAAGTTATTACTTCCATTACAGAGGCCATTATTTCTTTCTCCTTATAAGACATCCATCAAGATGCTCTTGGTTTGGTCTCCAGCCTTCGTTCCATCGCTCTTCACGATTTTCAATAAAATCAATATAACAGCGATAACAGCTTTTGAACCTATTCATATATAGGTCGTCCTTTGCGGAAAATGAATATGTTTTACAGACTGGACAGGTCCTATCTCCGGATGCCTGGATCGGTCTCTGGTGAATTATTGTATCCTCGCACACTGTAACAACCTCTTTGTGTTGTTTTTTATATCCTTTTTCTCGACGGACCTTTAACTGCTCTAGATATGACTTTTCTCTATCCTCTTCCCACTGAGATCGAAAATCCTGCACAGTCTCTTTGCCATATTTTTGTACTATGGCTTTTTCCACGGCTGCAATGTAATTGTAATCTTTATCCTTCATTGTCCGTTGACTGCCCGCACAATGGCAATGGAAGTACCAACACCGATGACTAAACCACTCAACAAACCTAGAGCGCCTTTGTTCCTTTTGAACCAGGTGTTATTTTTTTTGATATCTTCCTGTAGTGCCACCATCGAAACTCTGTATGCCTCCTGGACCTTTATGCACACCTGCTTATCCACAGAGCAGTTTGCAATCTTAGCATTAGAGTCAATCTTATCTTGCAAAAGATTTCTAAAATCTTCCTCACTTAAGAGAATTCCCACATAAGAGTCGCTACCTTGTTCGACCACTGCTGGTCGAGGCTTAAATTCTGTAACCTCGCCAGCAGCAGCCGTATACGAAAACAAGACTATGAGAGAAACAAGTTTCTTCACTTTACTTCTTTCGTTTTTTCTTTGTGTCCGTGATGAACTTCTTCAAACCATCAATGCGCTTCTGTGGGCGGTCCAAGCCGCTTACCAGCGTATATGTGACTAGTTTGTCTCTTTTGTCATCCTCATAGATGCCACGATGGATAATAGCGCCGCCCGTCAAAGCAGCTAAAGTATCGAAACCAAATTCAATACTGTCCATTAATCCAACAGTCTCCTCAAAAATTTCTTCGCCACCAACTACGATGCAAGCAGCACCCGTAGCGGTTGTAAGGTCAAAGCCCTCAGCAAGAAGTGTCTTTTCTAGATTCTTCTTCAATGCGGACGAAATAGCTGTCTCGCTTTCAACCTCTTTTACACTTGTGACACCCATAATCATACACCCAGATTGGCGCATAATACTATCATAATCCGTAGCATCAAAGGTGGTGTATTCTGAATCTTTATTTGCTAGCACATTGAAGACATGAAACAAACCAGCTACTGTATTATTGATCGTGGTCCAGAACTTCTTGACTGTAAGTTTTGGGTAAAGTTTTTTAATCTTCTCGTTGTCCACCATGATCAGGGGAGCAATCTCCCCTTTCTCTGCCAGGTCACATAACTGAGTCATACGATGGTGGGCATTATTAGCCACCGTCGGAGAAGCAGATTCACCAGCGGTAGGCAGAGATGCGATCACTCCCACTCTCTTATCTACATCTTCTACGCCAATATAAGTGAAGTATTTTTTAGCAACCCTTATAAGTGTATTAACTGTTCCGCCGCCTGAGCCACCAGAAACCCCAAGACAAATAACGACCCTGTCTACATTGTTCCCAAAGATCTCACGAAATTTATTAAAGACCTCCTGCTCTTTGCGCTCAATAGCAGCCTGGGCTTTAGCCTGGTCTTTACCAGCGCCCTGCTCGCCATGTTCATCTACTAAAAACTTCTGATTATCCGGCAAGTCCAGTCCATTAAGATCAGAACGAGCAGTATTGACTGCCACCGTTTTGGTGTAACCCATATCGTAAAAGGCTTTAGCCATTCGACCACCGCCTTGCCCAGCGCCAACAATTGCGTAAGTCAGCGCACCGCCGGAAAGGTCAGCAACAGCTTCCTGTTCTTCGTTTAGTTCTGGATCGTAATCCTCTATCTCTAGTGTAGGGATGTCTACCATGATACTAGTCTCCTTATAAATCTAGTTCTTCGTGTAATCTAATTAGAGCCTTCAATCTTTCTTCACGATCTTCAATCTTTTTTGTTTCCTTGATTTTTCGATCGTAGATTTTCTTGATGGCTCCGATTTTATCTTTTTCTAGTGTAGCACGAATTTCATTTTCTTTTATAGCAGTTGTAACTTTTGTCTGTATGACCTCTAGAAACTGTGTCTTGTCCTCAGAGGAGCGTACAATGTTATACAACCAAACAACTACAGCCAGGACTACGGTGATCGCTAAAATGATCCTCCATGCGCCTTGTTTGATTTTTACCCACAACCAATTCATTTGCCGTGTTTCCAAGTAGCTGCAATATCAGCAGCACCCTGCAATCCGATATAAGCTAAGGATACTGCAACCCAGTCACCACTTGTCAATGAACCCATGGCTAAAAAAACTGTGGATGTACCCCAAACTATAAGTTTGCGGGATGCCCATTTACCCAATGCTTTATCAATTTTCTCTTGCATATCTACAACACCTCCTGTGTAGATATAATTAGTTGTTTCGTTTTCTTTTAACTTGTTGGTGCAACTGAGTGTCAGAGGCACGGACACGAATTATGCGCCCTTCATAACTTATCTTGGCAATTTTTTCCCAGGTTTTATATTCTAAAACCAGACCAATTTTCCAGTCAGTATATTGTTTTGGTTCCACATGCCAAGTACACTCTCTGAATCTTACTAAATCTCCAGCCCTCATGCTCTCGACACCACCACCATATCTTTTTCGTTGATTTCATAAATACCGACTATTTCATTAGCTAGGTCCCATTCATCGCTGACCCACTTAACTGTCCAGTAGCCGGGGATTCCATAAGGACCCATTACTAAGCCATACGCCCCTGAACCGCTTTTGTCGAATATATTACTCTGAACCAGATCACCTGGCTTCACTTTAGATCCCATTCGTCATCCCAAACATCTTCATTTCTTTGCTCTTCTGGGTCCTCGTTGAACCCTCTGATACTCCATACAGTACTTAATCCTACCGGTAATCCTAAAATGATTGAAAAGATCAATCCGCTTATTGCTGGATACTCTTGAAGAAACCACATCATATATTAATTATTTAGTTCCCTAAGTTGGTGTGTTCGGATCCCGAAGGTGAGCCCATCAGAATCCCTCTTGACTCGGGTATAGGTATAGCCATGGAGTTCCTCTATCCCTGGGAAGATGTCTTTGCCGGGAATATTCTCCTCTAAGACTTCCCCTTCAAAATATTCTTCAAAGAATCTGAACTCTACTTTTCTATTGACTGACATAAGCATAACCATCTTGACGCTCAATGTCAATAGTCATATCGGCAATATCTTTGAGACTATCCAAGTGAGTAATCAAAAGCACAGTCTTGTAGTAGCCCTTAATCATTTCCATCACTCGCATAAAACCTTCAAGGTTTTCGGCGTCCAACGCTGTGCCTGGCTCGTCCATAATCATAATGTCTGATTTTGGTAGGGTTGACACATTGGTTAGAGCGATGCGAATGGCAATCGCTGCAAGCGTTTTCTCTGCTCCAGAAGCCATTTCTAAAGGTCGTGCTTCGTATTTTGGATGCTTGATGAAGATGTCTAACTTATTCTTTTCTGCCTCGAAAAAGATGTCGAAGTCGGTGACATTAGCTAGCACCGTGCTGACCTCTTCGTTAATGAGAGGCAGCATCCGCTTCACAACATCATAGCTGATACCGTTGCTGTGAGTACACCGCATAAACAAATCATAGGCTGAATATTCTGTCCGGAGATCTTCAAGCTCCTGCTTTTTCTCTTGGAGATTAATAATTTGTTGTTCCAGCCCGCCGTGCTGTTTGATGAAGTCCATGATCTTTGCTTCGCAGATAGATAACTCATTTTCAGCTAAAATCTTATGGTCAGTCAATTCGTCCTGTTCAAGGATTAGATCTTCTTTATTTTCGATTGCCTCTTTATTGTCTTCGTATAGCTGAATGCGTTCATTGATTTTTATAATCTTGTTGCTCAGCGTGTTTATATGATTATTTGTTTTTTCAACTAATAAATCTAAACCGGTTGCCTCCGTGGACAAGGACCTTTTTTTATCGATAAGTTGATCATACTTTTCTTTCTGATCCCTGAGACTATTCACATCCATCTCTTCTAGTTGCTCATTGCGGTGGCGTAAATCAGTCTCTAGATTATAGATGGTGATTCGTGTTTCTGAAAGTCTTTGCTTTGCTTCGTAGGCGTCTTTGATATATTTTCGGAGACCACAATCAGGACCACAAGGCACCTCGTCAAGAACGCTAAGCTTCTTTTCATATGTTTCTTTATTTCGAGTCTCGATCTTTAGACTTGTCTCTAGTTCTCTTATCTCTTCTTTGATGCATAAAACTTCATCAATTTTAGAATTCAAGACTTCAACATCAAAGCCCTCAAGAAACTCATCGAGCTTGAGAAGCTTAGCAAGTAGTATTTCTTTTTTTGTCTTAGCGCCGGAAATCTGGAGGTTTGATTTCTGCAATTCTGTTGTTGCTTTCTTGAGGTCCTTGTTTTCTTTTTGGATATGAATTATCTCAACAGGGGCGGCAGCAAACAAGCTATCTATCTCATCGACACGATCAGTAATTTTGTTTAACTTCTTTTTGTACTTTTTACAAGATTTTTCTTGTTTTGTTTTTTCTTCCTTGTTCACCTCAAGCATATGCTGTAAAGATATGATATCCTCGTCAAAGGTATTATCCTCAAGCTTCTTCAGTAAAGCACGGGTCTCAATGCTGTCATTCTTGGCAAGCTTAAACTTCTTGTCAAACTGATCAAGGTCCAAGAACTTGGCTAGGATTTCTTTGCGCTTGGTTGAACCCTCGTTAATAAAAGTCATCGCACCCATTTGGCTCGACATACTCGTAAGCAAGAAGTCGTCGAGGCTGCCGAAGATTTTACGGATGGCTTTATCAGTCCCATTTCGATCAAGCGAATTAAGACTAACAACCTCATCCGTGGCTGGATCAATCATCGTAAACTCGACATCGGTCTTAGCTTCTTCTGTCTCTTCGCCATGAAGTTTTTTAGTGTACTTTTCCGATTTACGCTCGATAATATAAGTCTTGCCAGCAATATCGATTTCAACACGACCGCAACCTGCTGGCTTAGTCTGGTTGATAATGTTTAAATTCTTGCGATTGTTCTTGCTAATCGAGTTGTAGATAGTATACAGAGCACTGTCAATGATAGAACTCTTGCCTGAATAGTTCTTACCAAAGATACCGACAACGCCATTAAGCTTTTCAAAATTAACACTGTTTCCTTCTCCATAATTGAAGAGATTGTCGAACTGTATATTCTTAAGGGACCAGTTGACATTACGGTGGCTTGCGTCCTCGCCGTTGACCCGAGCATCGTAGCGGGAGTTAAGTTGAAACACTTTTTCCAGAGTCTTAGTGTCGGGTTCATATTCTTTTAAGTATTCCCGAATAAGTCGCTCTTGGACTGCTGGGTCTCGTAGGTTCTCTGTACTACCAAGATCATCAACATCTACGCTAGAGCGTTTTAGACCTGCCTTGTTCACGAATGATAGGCTCTCGGGCTTGAACTTGCTCTTCGCTGTGTCCATTACCCGGCGGATCTTGTCTAGGGATACTTTATGGTGAGTAACGATGCGAAGACGGCAGCCCTGTTGAATTTCTAGGTTGCGGGGCATATTGCCCTTGGGCGTTAGCTCAATCGTACTAAAGGGCTTAGGGTTCTCTAGGATGTGATGGCTGACCTCATAGTTAGTCTTGTCCTCAATATCCCAGACTAGAAAACCCTTGTCGTTTGTCTCGCCATGGTTCTGTTGAATAGTGGAACCACAATAGCGGATGGTGCCCGTCTCGTTCAGACACTGATTAGTTTTGTGAATATCTCCGAGGAAGGCATAATCAAATTTATCGAAGACAGACACATCGTGGTCGCCGTGATCCATAATCCAACCAAGGTCAGTTCGGCTGTTGTTGACCGCTCCATGATATAAGGCAATATTGATACGATCTGTATTTGTAGGGTCAGTCCAATTAGTCTCATCAAACACAGATAACACATTTAGTGTAATGTTATTATCTAATTCTACTTCCCCTGAAAACTTGTGCAGGTGAAGGTCCGGGTGATTCAACGCATCAACGATTGGAGTGATGGCATCCTGACGACTACTGTTTCGTAGGTTGCCGTCGTGATTCCCCAAGATGATGTGAGTTGGGGCAATGTCTGCCAGGTTCTTTAGGAACTCTGTAGCCAACTCAAAGTATTCTGGTGAGAGTTGTGTCTTTGTGTGGGCTAGATCGCCGCAGTGGATAATGTAATCCACCTTCTGCTCTCGTAGCATTTGATAAGCTTGCTCAAAGACCTTACGATATTCGTAATGATATTTGAGGTTCTTAATATGAGTATCACCAAAATGTGCGAGCCGTACCATAGACGAACTCCTTCTGTAGTTTCGCAGAACTATTGTATCAGATATATTTTAGTTGTAAAGGATTTTTAGACTAGCCTGCTTTAGCGGCGGTGGCTACTCCTTGAAAGTTATTTCCAAGAAGCCCTTAGGAACAGTGTAGTAAAACTTGCGTAGGCCACCTTCTTGTGTATAATTCTTTGGTGAGACGGTGATGCCATAATCAGATTTTTCAAGATCATTATTTTCCATCCATTCAAAGACAGCAGGAATTAGTAGCTTATAAGCTCGCTCATCAGCAAGTTCAATCTCGTTGTTTGATTGAGGGGCGGTTCGTACAACTTCTACACTGACCGGTCTATCTTCGTCTTTTATTCCTGATGGTTCAGGTGTGGCTTGAGGTGCTGGTTCAGGCTTAGACTTCTTTTTACCAAAGCCAAATAGCTCATTCTGTAGTTCTTCTTTGATAATTTGTCGTAGTTGTGTTTTTGTGATTTTCATCTTAATCTCTCTTATTACCGGGATGCGTGATAGGCGTCTAGGGCGTCTTCTGCTGACTTTTCAGAATCATAGGTTTGAGGCCAGAGCTTACCAGTCTTGTTGCTGATAATTCTCCACTTATCACCACGCTTGGTAATGCAGCCAGAATCAGGACACTTGCCTTTGCCGGACTTATCTTCTCGGAGCTTCGTTAGAACCTCACGGACAACTTTATCAATCTGTTCAATTGTGATTTTCATCTTATACTCCTAGTACAGCCTTTCTCAGAGACTGTAAGTGTTTTTTTAGTTCTATGATTTCTGTCTGGGCATCTTCCGGAAACATGTTGCTTAGGTGATCTAGCTTCAGATCTGCCATGGCAAATGACCCATATATCTCAATTGGATCGCCCTTTAGCTCTCTAGCAGTCTCAGCTAGAAATTCTTCTTTGATTATTTTTCTCAACTGAGATTTTGTAATCTTCATATTATTATCTAATCTCTGGGAATGTCAAGGTTATAAGCGTTGCTTGCTCTGAGATTTGATCCTGCTTCTTTCATCTTGGTGTTTACCAAAGTCTTGGCATGGGATGGATCACGAGCGTCAACTCTTTCTGACTTTCCAACCATTTTATTGGTTGTCTTATCATACAAGGTCACCCTAAAATCATAAAGATACTCTTCGAATAAGTCTTGAAGCTCTTCTTTGATTATCTTTTTTAGTTGGGATTTGGTGATTTTCATTTTAGCCTTGACCACCCTGCGATAATGTCCAACACCTCTTGTGTCAGGTCAAACCTTTCGGTCTCCAAACGAGTTTTCAAATACTCTAGTGCTGATGGTCGCCATTTTCCTAGTTCGGTTTTTAGGAAGTCTAGTGTTGCTTCTTTGCCAGGAAGGTCACGGAACGAGGCTTCCTTGAGCAACTCTTCTTTAATTATCTGCTGTAGTTGTTGTTTTGTGATTTTCATGATTCTGAATGTACCTTCCCATATCCTGCTAACCCCATGGCATCAGATACAGCGTCATGGTCAAGACCCATTTCTTTGGCTCGCTCACTATACTCGTGTTGCAGCGACCATTGACTCAGTTTGCTAGAGGCTCCAGGTAAATCCTTTTCTACGCTATCAAACAGCTTTTCCCCTTGGGAGTGGCGGTCGCCCTCTTGCTCTTCAGTGACGATACATAATTCTTCTTTAACTAAGTTTCTTAGTTGTGATTTTGTGAGTTTCATTTTGCTCTCCTGTTAGGGTTATATTATATAGTTCACCTCTAGCCAAAAATTCTTACCATGTCCGAAGTGATCGCCAGTGCCATGAGGGCAAACACAAATGCAATCCCAATATAGGTCGCAATATTACGAGATTTTATAGACATCCGGCGTCTTGTAATAGCCTCACCCAAAGAGATCGTTATGTGCCCGCCATCAAGAACCGGGATTGGCAACAGGTTTATTATCCCCAAATTTATGGACATAAAGACAAGCCAGTCTATCAGAAACCCCCAATCCTCAGTCTCAATAGCACGCTTTTGTACCTTTGAGGAAATTTCATAAATAGCAACTGGACCTCCTAAATCTTCGAGCTTGGGGGTTCGGGTAACGGTATTGTGTCTAAAAGCAGCCCCCATATCCGAATAGGATTTTACCACAAGACGATGAGATAACCCGGCAGCATCGACGATGCCGATTCGAGCAGCTTCTGCGCCTTGAGGCACAACAACATCGGGCCATGGTTGACCTACTATGAAGGCAAAATATAAAGGATATGGCAGAAGTAGATTTACTAATGGTCCAGCAAAGGCTATCCAAGCCCTCTTGAGAGGGTGGGTTCCCCAAAAAGTTGAAGGGTCATCCGTCTTGTTATAATCAGAGTCGCCCTTCATTTTAACAAAGCCGCCTATAGGAAGCAACGACAAACGCCATTCAGTCCCCCACAGCCTTTTTTTCAGCAACACTTTGCCAAAGCCAACAGAAAAAACTTCTACATCCACCCCGCACATTCGGGCAGCCACATAGTGACCCAATTCATGAACTGTTATAACAATTAATATGATTCCAAGAAAGGTAAGCATATTTTGTCCTCCAGGCTTAGTTTCCGAAGGGGAGGCAATGCTCTACCCCTTATGATAATATCTGGTCCTATATCCCAAAGGTCGTCTTCTGTGGGCGGTTTATTTTGTCGCTCGTATTTACGGCGTAGGTTTTGGAGATCCATAGGGGTCCAGAGTTGTAGGTGTTTGTATATCTTTTTATTTTCTTCCTTCAAGCTGTTGATCTCTTTGCTTTGAAGTTCTATCGTCTGCTCCAGAGAAATAATCGCCTGATTGACAGCCTTGGATAAAGTTTCCTCTATGTTGCTTTCATTATATAAGTAAAGCATAAATCCTGAGAATACACCGCACACCAATACGGCGACGATGGTCGTCCATATGGTTGCTGTAATATAGTTTGGTTTGGTCACAGGTGTAGCGTCATACACTTGGGCATGATGGTAATCAGATGTGGCGTTGTCTTTTATAGTTTGCCACGCTTCCCTTTCTCTATCCATAAAGTAAATAGTTTGGGAAGTTTGTTTTATTTATTTGTTCCCGCAGGCTTGGTGATGTTCATGACAAATCCTGTCTTACCAACGAGTATAGTGTGCTCATTGTTCTCATCTTTTCCGAAGGCTCCTACTTCATAATCTTCGCCGGTTGTTCTGATTTCGTAGGTCTTTCTCTCGGCAGAGCCGTCAATAACAACCAACTTGGTTTGTGAGCCCTTGGCTTCCCCTCTGTCGGTTAGTGCTCCGACAACACGATAAACAGGCTTACGGTTGCCGATAGTAAAAGTATCGCCTCTGTCTAAGCCAACCAAATCATCGTAATGAGAAGAGCGTCCTTCTGGTTCCCCACGCTCTTCATCAGAAAACCCGAAAGCATCCCAGTCAAAGTCGTCTGCTTCTTTCATAAACTTCCGCCACTCTGTTAGTAGTTTTTTCATATCGCAAACCTCCTACCCATGACCAAAGTCCAAAAAGACTAACTCAAGGCGACCGTTGCGTTCGGCAAAGCCGTAGTTGCCAGGATTGTCATCCATCTTGCCGCCCGATGTTCTGAAATATTTTGCTGCTGCTTTTATATCTTTGTGAAACCCTAAAGCCATCTCATACTCTTCATCGTTGAGCTTACCATACTCATCAACACAATTCCTGCCAGCGGCGATACACCGCAGGGCATGATAGCGTGCATCTCCAATATCTCCATAAGCCCCTTTTGAATTATCATATGGCAAGACATGCTCCATCTCTATTGTTACGCTTCCATCTTCATTGTCGGTCACATTGTAGACTTTGGCTACGCCTCTTATGTATTCTTGCCCAATGGCGTCTTTATAAAGTTGTATTTCTTTTTTTCGTTGGGGTGCGACACCAGCAGCTATTGTTTTAGTGTAGGTGCCCTTGCTCTCGTCATAGACCCCGCCTTGGATTATTTCGTTTAAATATCGTCGCCACTCTGTTAGTAGTTGCTTCACCTAATAAACCTCTGTGTATTTGTCCGCAAAGGGTTCGGTATCAAATTGTTCTGCCGCTGCGTCAAATATAATCTCTGATCCATTATCATTAATAACAATCCAGTCGTGTCCAACCATTTCTCCGTCATCATCAAACAAACCATCTCTTACATCTCGGGCATCAAACCCAGCGTCGGATAAGGCTTTTAGCCAGAAGTCGGTGTTCGCATCGCAGGAATCAAGCGGACGACCTATGTCGCACAAATGTTGTTGTGATCGTTCATGGTTGTCCGCTATTGCTGCGGCTAACTCGGGCGATGGGCTTTGAGATAGCCAAGGCTGTCGGGCACCTTCTTTTAAAAACTTCCGCCACTCTGTTAGTAGTTTTTTCACGGCGAGCGATCCCCTAATTCCAAAAATTGCCCTGATGTTCTTAACGCATCCGTCGTCGGAGTTCCGCTTACTCTATACAGGTAGGCTGTGGGTTGGGCTGACCATCCCCACTTAGGGTCGCTATTAGTATCTCGTGCATATTTCACAGAAATAGACTGCTCGCAGTCATCGCTTTCATCGTCAGGAGTAATTTTCTCATAGCCTCTATTTCTAATATCTAGTGGGATTGATTCCACATCTGGGCGTTTCTCTAAATAATACTCCCATACCCGAAAAGCATCTTTAGATACGCTACCTCTATCAGAAGTAAGTCCGCCACCATTTCTTGAAGCCCACTCCATCGCCACATCGTAAAGTAACGGACCCCAGCCCGATGCTGTATCAGAATGGTCAACCCCATAGGCATCTGAACAATCACCCTGACTATTTGGTTTTAGTTTCCCTATTAGAACCTCTCCCCAGGGTGCCCCTTCCGGGACGCCAGGATTGAAGCGAGGATTAGGCTTATCATACAGAGGCTTTCCGCCATAAGTATAAACAAACATAGGGTTTGTACCCCTGGACATAATAGCAATTGCCGAGCCTTGGGGTAGGTTGGCTGCCGTCTTCATTCCTTCGGTCAGAACATACTTCCGCCACTCTGTTAGGAGTTTTTTCATTTTAGTCTTCTACTTCGTGCGTCGAATATTCAAATTCTTCCATATTTGGGAAGTCTTCAAATTGTCGTGCGGTTGGGTCGAAAATGTCTCCATCAACAACGAGCCAAGTGTGCCCTTGGTCTTTATACATTCCGTGGTGAATCTCTACATCAATTCCAGCATCTCTGAAAACCTTAGCCCACGCATAACTTTCATCCTGACAATTGCCTGGTATTCGGCAAGCAGAGACAACCTTCTCGTCGTTGTCGGTGATAATCTGTTTTATTTCCTCGCTTGGCTCATAAGAATGATAATGGGAAGACTTATCCTCTTTCAAAAACTTCCGCCACTCTGTTAGTAGCTTTTTCATTTTTTCTTCCCTGGATATCTTTCCCAGTCTTCTCTTTCTGAATATGGTATTCGTGGCTGTGGGTCGTATCCCCACTCTAGCCAGGAGTTGCCGTCAGTGAAAATATCTCGGGCAGTTACTGATTTCTTTATAATACTATATTCGCCGTTGAGAGCACTCTCGCCGTGATCTTTAGCATACTGTCTTACAGTTGTAACCCAGTCACCACGATTGATGCCTTTCACTCCTTTTGGAACGGCTCGGTAAACTGTGAGTTGCTTGTCCCGTCGTCCATGAGCTTTACGGAGAATACTATAAGCTTCAGAGTCTAAGAACCGATCACCAGTTCCATACCAACTCATACCGTTTGGTCCGTAGACATCATCTGGATATACGCCGTTGGCTGTGATGTTCCACAGAGGAGCACCATCTTCCGCCATTGGGGCAGAGTGCTCACCCTTGTAGTCAATTGAGTCTACTCCGTCGTAATCTTCATCTTCCATAGCTTCTCTAATTAGTCCCTCAATTACAGCAGCAGGCAAATTTGCTTTGGCGTAATCCAACAACGCTTGGCGATAATCCTCTTCAAAGAACGATCGGACTTCCTCTTCTGAGAATTCTACTCTTGCCAATTCTTTAGGGTGAGTATAGAAATTAAGACTGCGTTCAATCTCAGCGGATACCATTTCGTGGAATGGTGTCTTCGTCATTTTAGCTTGTTTATATATTCCCCGAGCAAATGCTTCCACTTCAGCAGGATCAAGATAATAACTTCGGATGCCTTCAATAGTTTTCATCCCAAGCCGGAACGCTTCCTTTTGGGCATTACCAGAGATGGTGAGGATATCCTCGCCTTGACCGCCGTGAGTTAGTTCGTGAGCGATCGTGTTCTTTACTCGGGCATTTAACAGGGAGAGGTCCTTCTGTGTGAAGGCATCAGACAAAGCGACATCAATGATTATCATACGGTCTCGCCCATCTTCGTCGTCACGCATACGAGCCTGACCCGTTGAAGCAAACTTACTACCTTCCGCAAATGCGGTGCTTGGCTCAACACCCAATTTTACCACAATAGCATTTACGCCTTCAGCTTTGAGTGTCTCTGGGACCTTTGGCTGACCATAGCCGCCATAACCAAAACCTTTTAGGTCATTCTCGTTTGCCATATAGCGGTGTGGCACTCTTGGCTCTCCGTAGTGATCAAGATGTGCTGTCACTCTACTCATTATCTCTCGTGCTATTTTGGTTGTTTCGTTTTCAAACTTGGCTTCGGTTAGTGTTTCTTTTATTAGGTTCCGCAAATAACTTACAGATTCCTTATAGGCGTCCATATGAGATGGTTCCCCAGCGGGCTCCTCTTCTTTCTTTGGTGCCTCTTTTTTCATAGGCTGGTCTTTGTCAAAGTTAGCTACCAGTTCATCCCACTCTTTTTGAATAGCAGCGTGGATTGGCTCTGGGTTATTATCAAGGTACTTAACGAACTTAAGATTGGTGTCAATCTGTTCTTGGGTACTGC